CCCCGCGTACGATATAGCGCTTGTCTCGCAAGAACCGAGACAATAGGGCATTGAGGGGTCTCATAGACCGCAGACAATGCCTTGGCCCTCAACAGCTGATCCATTATTTCAGGGCCAGCATACAAAAAGGAAAGGGTCCACCCAAACCCCTGAAGGAAACGCTGTGGATCACGGATTATCTCACCACTCTCAGTAAAGATCATCCCACAAAAAGAACCTTTCGTGGGATCAGAAATCTCATCGATTTTAATCGTGAAACCCAGGCGAGCATAATCCGCAGCTTTAAGTTCAGCCTCAGTAGCAAACAACCCATCATCTCCCTCAACAAACCCATAGAGCTCTTTGCCCTGCTTCATGGCAAGAAACTTCGCTAACATAAGATTAGTCCAACCGTTACCAAGCGAAGTACACATATCACCCGACATGCGGCGGCCAGTACATGTAGCACGAAAACCAGTTCGAGTCCGCATCTTGTTAATCCCTTTAATAACAGAGCAAATAAAATCAGCATGCTTCCAAGCACCCAAAACATGTCGATACAACTGAAGCTCGCATGCCTCCATGATTTCAGGAACAAAATGACTCTCAAATGCAGTGAAATCAGTCTGGAAGTAGCGGCGTCCGTGCCTGCGGAGCTCAGATACGTGGGTGGGTCTGTCTGGCACGGGTATGTGTTTAATAAACTCGGGGACCGTGGAGTACACAACCGACTCCACTGCTTTAAACGCAGGACCCGAAAAACACTTGAACGCATCATGCCGTGAGTTTATATGCCTAGGGTATTTCCAGGTCGGGTAGAATTCAGACTTTATAAACTCATCGACATGCGAACAAATCTTCCGGGAAGGGCGACCACCTCTCAACTTATCATGCTCCTCTCTCAACTGGGCCTTACGTTCCTCATTGTAACTGGTCGACAGCAACCAGTCTTCAAACTCCATGGGTAAGACCCGAGGCAACTTCTGCACCTCAGTTTGCACAAACTGCTTGAATTCCGAAAGCAACGCAGGATCTGCCTTCGGGACATCACGCAATACCCGTTGAAGAGCACCGCAACGAACGGTTTCAGGATCATTGCTATCCAAGCACAAAGGAGCATATCCCCTCACAGCGCCATACCGCAACCGGCGAAACATACGACGTCTTGGCCGCCGTATAGTAAAGTCAGTTACGCTGGCGCGTCCTGTCCTCACCAACTCACTCTGTGGCCTGTCTCCAAACACCTCACTCACCCGCGCCCCCTCCGCAAACACTTTGCGTTCAGTGTTATACGGGTCTAGGAGACCTCCACCATGGGGGCAAGAAGCTCCATGGACAGAGGTCTTGAAGCAAAATCCGAATGATCAATGCAGAAGAGAGCTACCGCTTCACTGCCGTCATAGACTTGAGAAACCTCAAAGTCAGGCAACGGCAACGATGCTAGCCTCAGAATCTTCTGCCGGACTGTGGACTTGGCAACCAACGAATTGGTGCCACGCGTGTACTCAGTAATAATAGAAGAAACCAGGTGAGGACAGTACACGACCTTCGCGGGGAAACCGGGCCACCGCGGCAACAAAATGCGCGCAATGATGACCCCAATGGTGTAGTGCAAAATAGAACCAAGCACAAACTTAACCACAAGCCACTGCCACCACCCAGATGTCAAGGGCAGCAAGACTCGAATCGCCAATGCCGGAAAAGCAGCGACAGAGACACGCACCACCACATAGAAGAGGTATTGAATAAAATACCAAGCCAGCCGCAAAAGACGCCACAGCCGGTTATTCCTCAACGTGATATAGCACATCTCCACCCCTTGCTTAGTCTCAACTACATTGCGATGAGCCACAAGTCGACGTTCACCAACATATGGAAGAACGTTACGCATCTGACGAACAGCAACGACACCCAAACCCCGAGCAAACTCACACACCTCAGCGCCTGACAAAATACGGCCACGAAGAACACCGGGACCAGTATTGGGCACATTAGTACCAGGAGAGCCACAGGGAATGTCATCATTATTATGAGAAGGGGGATCCCAGAAGCGCCGAACAACCCATAACCAGGCGTAAAGAAGGCATACAAGCAATAACTGCCTATATGTCGCGACGGGTTGAGGGCGCTGAACCAGAGGCGGACCGGGGAACACCGGCGTGAGATCGCCAACAGGCGGCACCGGTGGAGTCGGGGAGGGACTCGGTCCTGAACACCCGCCGGGGCTTGGCAGCGGCGGCAATGGACACGGAACAGGCTTGGGAGGCCCCAAACGGGGCTCTTCACCAACAGACCTGCTCCTAACCACAAGTGGATGGCGCTCAGAGACGGTCGAACCAGTAGCGCCTGTGACCTTACGCGGCGGCAAGTGCGAGGCCAACTTCGTCATGTCCACTCGCCGGGGCTCAACCAGAGTCAGGG